GATCAAAGTGAAGCTGCTTGCAGCCGCCCAGCGCCGTCATGCCGGGGCAGTCAACACCGTAGTCGTCAAGCGGCGTCGCGTACCAGCGAGCGGCCATGGTCGGGAAATCCATGAAGCCGCGCTTGCCCAGATACTGATTGTTCGCGGAGCCCTGCCCGCACTCCCACCAGACGGAGCGGAACGGCATGTTCTGGAAGTCGCGGCGCTCAGGCACGCGGTCGTCATTCGGCTCGATGGCGTTGTAGACTTCAACGCGGGCATCCAGCGATCCGTTGTTGTACTGGGTCTTCACGCTGTCGGAGCAATTCTCAAGCCCGAACGTCTCGACCAGCTGGCGCACCGTGCGCGTGGTCTTGCGGTAATTGGTGTCCACCATGCCGCGTGAGTTCTGGCTCAGGAAGTACGTGCCGACCGGGTGCGGGTAGAACCACACCGCAAACTCGTCGTCCTCAAGCGCAGACATGGCCGCCGTGCCATAGGTCGCCAGATCGTCATACATGCGGGCGATGGCTTGGTAAAAGTTGGAGCGGCTCAGCACCTGATAAATGCGGCTCTCGACATCATCCAGCCACACGCGAACGGCGCGAAACTCAGCCAGCGCCGGATCTGGCGTCGTCAGCTTGAACCAAGGGCGCGCCGGGCTCGTCATGCCGGAGACAAAGCCAGCGACCAGCGTGCGCCTCGCCCGCAGGATCGTCTCATCATTGATCAGCTGGTGCTGCTTTTGGCCCTCGTTGTACTGAGACTGATCAAGGCGAAGCGTCTTCGGGGCCTCGTACTGCTCGATCTCCTTCCAGACAGCCTCATACTTTGAGCGCTCGGTCTCCAGAAGAGCCAAGCGCTTACGCCACTGGTGCTCGCTACCATTGGAGTAGGGCATGACGATTTCCTTTTGATCGGTTTTGCGAGGTGCTCAAAATAATTCCTTCCAAGTGAGCGCGCCGATTACATCAGAAGCGCCAGTGCTCTCTGCCGCCAAGGTCAAGTCGTCGCCCGGCTCAAGGCGAATATCCATCAATAATGACAAGACCTCAGATAATTGACCACTCCTGCCAGTCGCAGCGGTCAGGATTTGCCTTCCCCCGGTAACCGTGGTCCCGTCAACATCATACGATGTGACTGAGCCATTGGTGTCGATGTCAACGAAGTTTGGCGTGCCGCCCAGAGTGGCGTTTCGAAACATCTTGAAGCGGACACTCTTGGTTCCATCTGACGCCGCCGAGAAGTAGGTGATAAGCGCCTCAACGCCGCTGTCTACCCCCTTGAAGGTCGAGCCGACCCTAATTGTGATTACGTTCGTGAGAGTGTTGGAGGATATGGTTTTCTCGTTTGAGGTGCTGAACTTGCGCTCGCCAGAGGGGATATCCCCAGCAGCCCCGATCCGCCCGCACCCAACAGAGGCGGACGACAGGACGACTGGATCGCCCGACCCACTGGAGCGCACAACTCCAGCGCGCCAAGGCAGCGATGGCTGTGCGACGTGAGGCTCGGTCAGGCTTCCAACGTCGTCATATTTGGCGACGACAAGCCACCCGGCCTCTGTGGATATGTACTGCTCCAGAACGACCGGCCCCGTGCCCAGATAGGCGTAAGTTATGCGCCAGATGTTCAGCTTGGTCAGGTCGGTCGAAACCCAAAACTCAGGGCGCATAGGGATCAGTCGATCCACCCCGCCACGCCTGACCACAAGGTGAAACCCCGAAGTCGTGTATTGGACAAAAAAGCCGTTGTTATCGTCATACAGGCCAATGCGCTGAGCGGTGCCCTCTTGGGGCTCGGAGAACTTCGATGTGAACATGGCATAGCCATCAAAGCTCGCCTGATAGCGAAGACGCCTAACAGATTGAGCCGTGGCTGAGCCAACGCCAGAGCCGGTCGAGATATTGATCATCTGGTCGGCGTAGGAAATTGCCCCCGTGCCAGCCGTGCTCTCCCTGACCGTGATGTTATCTTGTCCATACTGCCACGCGATCTGAATTTCAGCCTGACGCTGCCCCGTGACGGCATCGCCAAACATCGCATTGAGGCCCTGCCTCTTCGCGTAGTCGTAGCCACCAATAGACAAGGGTCAGCCCCCAAGGAGGGTTTTGCCGCCCATGCTGCTTTCGCCCATCGTCAGAATGGTGGATCGGCGTCCTCGCCCGCCATATCGGCTTCGGGCGTCTCGTCCGGCAGCGGTAACGCTGGGATCGACCTCTGTGGGGGCTTGGCGCACCTGCGGGGGAGGTGGCGGCGGGGCGACAGGCGGGCGGGGGCGTCCAACACACATGGCGGTTTCCTCAAGTCGAGACTGTGGCGCAAATCAATATCACGGCTGACAGTCAAGCTCCAGCCCCTATTGATTTAAAACGATTTCCCTTCGACATGTTCTCGGTCGCCTCTAAGACTTGCAAATTCCACGGAACATGAAGACCGCAAACATTTTTGCCCTGTAGCGGCACGATGTGATCGACGTGAAATTTCACGTCACCCGGCACCATGCGCTCGGCTTGCTTGGCGAGATCGTAAAACATCTTAATGGCGTCAAAGTCAGCCCATGGGGGCGTGGCGTTAATCTTTGCGGCTTGGCGCTTCATTCCAAGCGCAGCACACTTGGCCCTGTTTTTGGCCCGCCATCGTTTTGCAGACAGCGCCATTTTGTCCGGGTTTTCTTCACGCCACGCGCGGGCCTTGGCGATCCTTTGTCCTCGGTTCGCGTCTCGATACCGCTTACCTGCCGCCTTGCGTTTCTCCGGGTTTTCGCGATCCCACTTTCTTGTCTTTCTAGGGTTTTCTCGACGCCACTTCGCATCCGCAGCGGCGACTTTGTCTCGGTTGTCGCGTTTCCATTCATCATGGCAGGCGGAGCATGTGCAGTTGCCCACAAACCGCTCTGCAACGTGACCACGGCTACAGGGCTTGCCCGTAAAATAGCGCTTTAACCCCAGCGCCTTGGCGCTTTGCCGAGTGATCACTTCTCTCACCATGGATTGTATTCTATCCCTTCTGCAGTATCGTTGCCCGGAACATTATCGAAGATATCGACCCTTGGCGCAACTGGCTGAGCAAATGTCAAAGCCAAGGCATCCGCAAGGTCTGGAGATCTAAACCTTTCTTTCATTTTGTCCTTTGGCTCTACTTTAACTTTTCCGTTAGACAAAAATGAATATCTGCGCCCTGACAGTTCTGTCAGATATTCGTCGTAGCCGGGCGGCAGGGCGATGCCATCTTTAAGAGCTTGCTTCATGTTCGCGTACATTTGAGTTACTTTGTCCGCAAACCTTTCGTGGCTGGACTTGCCGCCAAAGTTGACGCCGACAATTTCGAAGCCAAGCTGGCGCAGTCTGTCGATCACGCCCTCTCCCCGGCCCAGATCCACGAACACGGCGTCTGGCTTGAACTGATTGATCTCGTGCGCGACCCGGTCGGCAAGCTCCATGTTGTCGAGGTGCTTCAGCACGATTGGCTCGTGAACGTGCAGGCCCTGCCGCTTCTGGATCACGGACCTGTCATCACCAAAGCGCGCCACATCCACGCCAATGACCTTTGCGCTCATCTCGTAGTCGGACTTTTTGTAGTGCCGACCGATTGCGTCCTCGACCAACTTGATCGGGATCAGGATGTCGTCGCCCTCGACCGAGAAGTCGCAGCACATCTCGCGCTCGAAGGACTTGTCGCCCATCTCCTCGCGGGCGTCTTCGATTTCAGCGGGGTTGAGCGCCTTGGTCTCCCAGTGAGGAAGCAAAGTCGCAAACCACGACTTTCCCTCGGACTGCCGCTTAAGCGCCAGTCGGTACATTTCATAGAAATTGTCGTGACCTTTTGGCGTGCCAATCACAATTGCCCAACCAAGCCGGTCAGCCAGCATCGGGCGAACGACATCCTTCCAGACAACGTCACGCATGTCTGCGTATTCGTCCAAGACAACACCGTCAAAATAAGCACCTCGGATACTGTCAGGATTGTCTGCCCCGTACAGGGTCACGCGGCCACCATTGTGGGGAAACTCCACATACAACTCAGCTTCGTTGACCTTGATGTTTGGAATGTCGCGGGTGAAGTCCTTCAGGTATTGCCAAGCGATGTTCTTCGCCTGCTTGAGCTGAGGCGCGACATACCCAAAGCGAGGCATTTTTTTACTTGAACGCAAAGCCT